CTGAAAGCAGATCGAGTCATATACGCTACAAGCGACGGAACAATTAGTGATACAATTAATATTCCGGACTATGATGCGCGCTTTAAGTATTTAGACAGTGTATATAGATTAAAAGCAAAATATGCCCCGACACAAATTGAAGTTAAACCCCGACGAAATCTTGAAGAAGTTGATGAAGAAATCGCCGCAGCATTATCAGAAATTGCAGAACTTATTTGAGGAGCGCGATGAAATCATTGAAATGAATCAATCGTTGGCGTATATTCCCAACGGTCAGGCGGAGAAGTTTATCAACATGGTTGGCGCGGATGATACATTCGTGTCTATGTTCGTGGCCGCCAATGGTGTCGGCAAGTCTGCTTCCGGTGCTAATATCGTGACAAACATTGTATTTGGACCACAGAGCAAGTGGTTCGATTTACCTTTATTCCGCAACTGGCCATATGAGAAGAAAGGCCGTATCATTTCCGATCCAACAACTATCAAGGAGAAGATTATACCAGAGCTGCGCAAATGGTTTCCGACTAATGAGGCAAAGAATATACCAGATGCTAACTTCGAGGAAAGTAAAGAGGGTAAGAATTATATCTGCAAGATTGTTACCAAAACAGGCTGGACGATTGACATCCTGAGTACAGAGCAGGCCACAAAGGAATTTGAGTCAGCCGATCTTGGCTTCGTGTGGATTGATGAGCCGCTGCCAAAGGATAAGTTTATGGCTACTCTAGCTCGCGGACGTATGGGTATGGTCGTATTCTGGACGCTCACTCCCCTATTCTTTGCTGCTTGGATAAAAGATTGGATGGATGAGAACGTGAACAATGGTATCTGTGACTCTATAGAAGCCACAATGGAGGATAACTGTTTTGCAGAAGATACAGAAATACTTACTAATAATGGTTGGATTGATTTAAAAGAAGCACGTATTGGAGATATAGTTTCGACGTATAATCTTGATAGTCGAGTAATCGAATACCAAAAAGTTAATGAGGTTATAAAAAAACAGTATTATGGCGAAATGATTGATGTAGGCGGTGGGCTTTTATCTACGCCAAATCATCGAATGGTGACGTTCAATAGTGATAAAGGGAAGAATAGGACAATTGAAGACATGCCATTAGAAATAATGTCAGCTGATAAATTAAGGCGTGGTTTGCGTATGCTTAATTATGCGGAACACGACCATGTACCAACACGGTTTGATTCTCCTTTCCCTGATAAAATTAGTGGTGAAAAGTGGTGTGAGTTTCTTGGTTGGTATATTACAGAAGGCTGTGTTACTGGCGTAAAAGGAGGTAAGAAAAACAATAACGGCGTGTACATTACTCAAACAGTGCCAGATAAGAGAGAAAAACTAAAAGCGTTCCTTAACGAAACAGGTTGGAAATGGAAAGAGAGAAAAACTGATTTCTATATCTTCGATAAAGAATTACACGATTACTTATTCCAATTTGGTAATTCACATACTAAGTTTTTACCGCGATATATATTTGAATATCCGAAAGAATATTTAGAGAAGTTGTGGCAAATATTACTGATTACTGATGGTGATTCTAATAATAGGTATTTTACTGCATCTAAACAATTAGCAGATGATATTCAGGAGCTACTACTACGGTTAGGACATAGAACTTCAATAAGACTATGGAAGCAAGGGGTTAAAAATATCTACGGGAAAGAATATAACTGCTCTGATATTTATTGTGTCTCACTTCTTAAAAGCCGACATTATTATATTGAAAAGAAGCCAGAGCGAGTATTTTATGATGGTATTGTTTCGTGTGTTTCAGTAATAAACGGCACTATTATTGTTCGTGATAAAAAAGAGAAGTATCCGCTTATTACTGGAAACTGTGAGGTTCATGGCGAACGTGGCATTTTGAAGCACGCTCACATCAAGCGCATGATTGACGCTATGGACGATGCGGAGAAAGAAGCGCGCGCATTTGGGCGTTTTGGTCACTTGATTGGACGTATCCATAAGCTATTCAGGAGAAAAATACACGTCATCAAGCCATTCCCGCTCAACGAGAAGGACTTTACGACGTATAAGGCGCTCGACGTACATCCGCGTGTGCCTGATCACGTGCTGTATCTAAGTGTTGATCGCAAAGGAACGTATTATATTACCGGTGAGCTTCTTAGCCAGGGGTTAGTAGGTGAGCTATCGGCAAGAATGAAGGCATACGAATCAAGTATGCGCTATCGGATTGAAGATAGGATCATTGATCCGTCAGCGTACAACGAGGACCAGCACAAGAATTCAGATCAGAGAGAAGGGAAGAATGTCGGTGAGCAGCTTTATGACGCAGGTGGTGAGACATACATACGAGGTTCAAAGGATCTCATGGCCGGAATCAAGATGACAAATGACATTTTGAACTATCAAATGGTTCAGGGTAAAATGGTGCAGCCACCTAGAATATATTTCTTCGATACAGTTGTTATTGCAATAAAGCAAATCGAGGAGTACGTTTGGTCTGAATGGAAGGGTGGCATTAAAGATGATAAAAAGTTAAATGCCAAGCCGCGAGATAAAGATGATCATCAGCCAGAGAACTTACATAGATTACTGTTACACCAACCAATTTTTATACCGTATCAAATGAGAAATGGAACATCTGCAGGGCAGAACTACCAAGAAGAGGTTGATAATTTAGACCCTTACAACTAATTACATGGAAAAGCTCACAAAAATCAAAGTAGAAAAACATAGTGACGACGGAATATCCGACGATGAACCTCAAATGAATTATTATCTGCCGTCATTCGAAGCCAACGATTTACAAATACCGGAAGTGGCGGACTGGGAAGTAGGCGGAACATATCGCCTCATGGTTGAAGTAACTATGGAATCGAAATCGGATACCGGAAAATCTGTAAACGGCAATTTCAAGATCGAGGCGTATAAAGACGTTACGAAAAAAGATGTAAAAGATATGGACGATGACGAGTTTTCCGACCATGTAAAGGAACAGCGCGGTGGTAGTAAGTATTAAAAACCTATGCCGGTAACGTATAATTACAAAAAGATTAAAGCGACTTTTGAAAATATTGATCGCGATATTGTCAAAGACGAAAGGATTGTTGTTGATACTATCGACGATAAGACACAGGAGCGCATTATTCGGCAAGTAGAAGAAGAGTATCAACTATGCTATCCGTTCAATGAGGCGAAGCGAGCTGTAATGTTGGCTCGTCTAAAGCTTTACAATAATCAAAAGCGCGATCAATCAACAGTTGGTGATCCACTTATGTTCACTGTTTTCAATACTATCCACGCATCACTGTATACCGATAGATTAGGCGTAGCGTGGAAGGGGCGCGGCGGCAGTGGTGACGAAGAAATAGAAGAGAACCTGAATCAGCTATCAGAGTTTGACTACGATGTAACAGGCAAGGACGAACTAGATTACTACTGGAACTGGGATGCGGAGTTTTTCGGCCGCGGATTAGTATTACAGATGGGATTTGATCGCTCACCAGGGGTCATGGCTCCTGTTTCAGAGTTGATTGACGCAGTTACATTCATTCGCGACCCACGTGCTAAATCAGTCAATGGCAACATGCAAGGCAAAGGAGCTATGCGCTTCGGTGGTTGGGAAGTTGGGGCAACATATTATGAGCTAAAAGGATTACCAGGCTATTTCAATATTGGCTCGTTGCGTAAAGAGAAGCATATACAGTCGCTCATGGATGAGGCGCGCCAGGCACGTGATGAAGCACAGAACCGTACTACGTTTGATCCAAGCGAAGAGGCTCTAGGCAAATACAATAACTATGAGTTTACCCTGCTTAATTGGTTTACGACGATTAGGGGTGAGCGCTACTTGGTTACGCTCGGTAACATGCGCACAGCCATTGTTCGTTTGGTAAAGATTCCATATAACAGTGGCAAGCGCTGGCCAATGCAGGACCGCGCCTTTTACCCAATGTCTAATGATTGGGATGGTGTCTCTATTCCTGATCTTACCGAAGACAAGCAACGCGCTAAGGCTGTCTTGCTCAACTTGGGGCTTATCTCCGCTAAGAACGACGCACTTGGTCAATATCTATATGATCAGACGCGCATTAAGAATAAGAACGATCTGAACTTTAAAAACAATAAGTTTATAGGCGTAGATGGAAGAGTTGATAACGCCATGATTCCGGTCCAGAAGTCTACAGTACATCAGTACGTGAACATGATTATGGACATTTTGGATACTTCCGCACAGCGAGCAACAGCTACACCAGAGATTCAACAGGGCATACCGTCCGAAACGCAGCGCACGCTAGGTGAACTTAACCTTGTCTCCTCAAAGGTAGATACACGTTACTCAATGAGCGCAAAAATCTATGGTTGGAGCGAGCGCCGCTACTGGTTGCAGTGGTATATGCAGTATAAGTTGCATTTCAAGGATAAAATCGACAAAAAGATTGTACGCATTCAGGGTGCTCTGGCTCCTAAATTCCGTGAGTTTACACGTGAAAACATTATTTCCTTTGTAGACCCCGACTTGAAAGTAGAATCTCTTGTTGTCTCCGAAGCAACACGAGTGCGCGAACAGCAGGGATTCTCGCAATTCGCCTCCTTTGCTATTCAGGACCCAGAGAATAATCGTCGCTATATCATGAAACATATGGCAAAGCTGAACGGCATGAACAAGGAGCAAATCAACATGATGTTTCCGCCTACTGTTGATGAAATGCAAGCTACGGATGAGAACGATGAGCTAAATGCCAGTAAATTGCCTAAGATTAGTGTTCAGGATAATCATCAGGAGCACATTGAGGTCCACAATAAAGCCAATCAGACACCTGAAATGGTGGCTCACATCCGGGCACACAAAAAGCTCATGGTAATAAAGCGTGATAGACCCGACTTATTCCCTCCGGCTGAATCACCTGTACAGGCTCCAACTGGTCAAGCCTCGGCAGGAGCTAGTGCAAGCGGTGCACAGCCTGGGGGTAATGCGCAAGCAAGCGCTAGCTAGGTATGTCAGATATTGATATTAACAATCCAGAGAGTGCAGAGCGGATTATTCATATTCTCCGAGAGGGCGCAAAGTCGGAGTTTTGGGATATTGTGTGCCAAGAGCTGAATAGAACTAAAGACATGGTTACGGAAAAACGAGACGGTAAAGATCTGGCAGAATTACCCAGTGATGAATACAAAGTAATGTCGGAAGTATTCAAGAACAGAATATTCGACTTGACTGATTTGCAAGAATTACCAGAAACACTTATTATGGAATTGTCCAAGCCTGAAGAGAACGAGCGCGAACCTCGTTTTATCAGGGAAGGCATATATCCTACAGATAAAGATTTCTTAGCGGATAGTCCGGAAGAATAGACTGCTACAGATTACTGCCTAACAGATAAAGTATTAAAGGTGATGAGGCTTCAATTATGATTGAGCGCCCCCTTTTTTCGCATAATCATAATTGAGATCTCATCAGAGATACTCTTTTTACCCGTCCGGCTAGTGTGTTTCTCGGTAATTCACACGCACCGTGTTAACCATAAAAAATATGCCAGAAGAAGAAAAAGCCGTCGAAGATCCAGCAGCGGAAGTAATTCCACCTAAGGAACCCGACGAGGGTGAAGTCGAAACACCTAAACATGACGACAAAGAGGAAGTTGATGAGAAAGAAGATGTACCTGATAAAAGTGGAGAATACGAGGATACCGATACTCCGGACATTCCTGTTCGTAGTAGGGAGCAACACATCATTGCTAGACAGCGTAAGCAAATTAAGAAGTTGCGATCGCAGGACGAGCAAGATGAGGAATATGTAACCTACGAAAACGAGCATGGATCTTCTAATGACGATAGCGACGATGACTTAACCCCTGAAATGCAAGCTGCGTTTGATCGTGGAATTGCAAAAGAGGTTGGACCACTCAAGGAAGCCTTATTCTCGAAAGTCGATGAGGACGAATTAGGCGCATTGTTTGAAGAAGAGCCAGACGCGAAGAACTACGAAAAGAGTATACGTGCGTACATGAACCATGACGCATGGAAAGCGATACCTCCCTCAGCTATTTATCACCATTTGAATTACAAAAACTCGCAAGCAGTCGGGGCAAGCCGTAGGGCAGCCGCAGACCTAGAAGCTGGTCAAATGCGAGGTGCAGGATCTGGAAGCCGTCCATCAAAGGGTGGCAAGAAAGTTACTGCTTCGGATATTACAAATATGTCCGACGAGGAATTTGATGAGTACGTCATTGAACAGAAGAAATCGAGCCGCACATAATTTTATTTCATAATTTAGATTGAATCCTATGCCGATCAATGACACATCAGTCGTTACGGATGCAGTCAGCACATTCTATAGCAGAGTGATGTTGAAAAAGGCAAAGCCCCTATTGCTTCACAGCAAGTGGGCAGTAGTAAAGGATGTTCCCCGTAATAGCACGGATAACATTCGTTTCCGTCGTTACAGTCTCTTGACTGTTTCTACAACTCCAATTGTTGAAGGTGTTACTCCTTCTTTGGATCAGTTAGCTATCACCAACGTTGACGCAACAGTACTACAGTATGGACGTGGTTTCTTAATCACAGACAAACTGTTGTTCACTACGCAAGACCCTGTTCTTGCTGAAGTTGCCGACATCTTGGGCCAGAACATGGCAAACACAATTGACCAGTTGACTCGTGATGAGTTGGCTACAACTACGACAATTCAATACGCAAGCACAGCTACAAACACAGCTACCGTTACTTCTGCCATGAAATTAACGAAAGTTGAGATCATGGAAGCAGTCCGGACGTTGAAGAATAACAATGCCGAGAAGATGACTTCAATGGTTGATCCTTCGGACGGTTTTAACACCTCTCCGATTGACGCAGCCTATATTGGCCTTGTTCATCCAAATGCAGTATATGACTTGAAACAAATCCCTGGCTTTGTCCGCGTAGAAGAATATGGACAACGAAAAGCTATGGAAGGTGAAGTTGGCGCATTAGATGAGGTTCGCTTCATCGAAACAACCAACGCTAAGGTTCGTACTGGCGGAGGCTCTGGCTCAATCGACGTTTACAGCACAATCATCCTTGCAAAAGATGCTTACGCTATCTCCAGAATTTCTGGCGAAGTTGCTGAAAACATCATCGAAGGCCCTGGTGGAAACGGAGATCCTTTGCACCAACGTCAAACTTCCGCTTGGAAGACAACGTTTGTTGCGACAATCTTGAACGATGCGTTCTTGCTTGATCTCCAACATGCAGTATCAGCCTAAGTATTAACCTTAATAGATTACGGATATGCCCAAAGCTAAAACAGTAAAGAAAGCTAAAACAGCTGCTCCGGCTAAGATTGAGGAAGCGCCTCAATCTAAACCGGTAGCAGTAGAAGAGCGAATCGAAGACGAGCCACGCATTGAAGCTCCTACCCCAGAGCTTCCTGCGGACCCGGAACCCTCAATGAAAGATTTTGAGGACAAGCAGCCTCTAACTGGCAAAGCCATGACGATGAAAGCAAAGTTAGCGGCAGAGCCAAAGGTACGATTCTTTATTCCTCTCGGTTCAGGGGAGAAGATGGGCGTAAGCCAATCTGTGAATCTAAACGGCTATCCGATGTACATTCGCAAAGGGGAAGCAGTATCAATTCCTGAATCCATTGCCAATATTCTTGAAGATAAGATGAAGCAACAAATGCGCTTAGCTGACCATCCTAATAGATTAGGTGGCGACGGTTCAGTGAAACTTGATAGCTTTGGTAGTTAATTTATTCAAC